GTCTCAAATTTAAATATTCCTGATGAGGAATAAGTTTTCCACCACACATAAAATTCCAGTCTTTCTGTTTTGGTCCCATCAAAAATAAGGTCCAAACATCAGGGACTTTTGGATCAAGTTCTAACCAATGCAAATCAGTTGCTGATCTGCTAGTATGATATCCTGGGCCTCTCCAAAAGGTACCTTCTGGTTTATGTTCCCAATATCCGCCTTTTAATATATAGGTTTGCCACGACCAAGGATGATCGTGAAATCCATCAAGGTCAGATCTGATTAAATTGTGGATAGTTATTCGAGCGAATGGTCGAAGATTCATATAGTAGAATCTATCTAGATATGGCGTAGCGCCATCACGTTCCATAATTGTAAAACGTTTTCCTTGATTTTTTAAATCTTCTACTACATTTTGTAAATTATTACCTTGCTGTAGGTAACGTCCGTGTGATACTAAGAATGATTCTTCCGTGTCAGCATTAAAAGTCAATTTTGCCTCCATTAGAAAATAGAAGCGGCCGAAGCCGCTTCTATTCACTTCACCTTAGCATTTTCTCTACGAGAAATTGCAGCTTTCAAGGCAGCTTCAGTTTTGTACGACTTACCAGTAGCATCATCAGTCCAAGCTGATGTTCCTTCAGCGAGTTCTGGATTAAGTGTAGGATCGTACTTATAAGCTTCCTTAAACTTAGCATCAGCATCAGCTTGAAGCATTTGCGCCTGAGCTAATAAGTTGCGAGCGATCGCTTTATTGTTCTCACTGGCATCAACTGCATCATTGTGATTTGAAACTGTAAAATTTGGCTCATTTGCAGCTTCCATCTGTGGCGCTTCAAATGCTTGTCCTGAATCTTTCCAAGCAGTATAAGCTTGAGCCAATTCAGGTGTATTTTCCAACATCATAGTGTAAACTTGCGATAGTGGCAATTGTGTATTTGGTTTTGGTACCATCAATACTTGACTTACAGCAGCGCGAGTAATCGCCGCTGGTGTATTGAACAAGAATCGTATCATATTCACACCATCATATTCTAAACCGTGTAGATGTTGTGAAAACCACACTTTAGATTGTGCGATATTAGTTTCAACTTCGCGAACTACCACTTCTTCAAGAGAATGTGGTAGACGCTCAGCTTCAATAACAAATACATAATTAAGATCTGATGGATCTGGCATCAACACGATGACTTTACGTCCAGATGAAACACCTACGTGCTTCAACATTTTGCCTGATCTATATAAATCCATATTATTTTCCTCTCATCGAGTTAAGTTAGTTGGCTTATTCGGCGCCTTCTTCCGTAGCTTCAGCAGCTTCTTCAGCTGGTGCGATGGCCTTAACAACTTCCGCAATACGGTCACGAACCTGGCCAACCTTAGTGATATTTTCACCAGTAAATGCGCCGCGAGCAGCAGCAAAATCGATAATTTGGACAGCAGCAGCCAAATCAGCTACTGACAAATTAACACTCTTATCTTCAACAGCTGGTGTTTCAACAACAGTTTCAGCTTCAACTTTCTTTTTTGCCATTTTATATTCCTTTCAAGAAAAAATGCAAGGTTTAATTGTTTCTAAATTTAACATAGTGGGATTTAATAAGTCAAATTTAATTTTAAAATCTATCTAAAATTTTTCTTAGATCGCCTTCAATTAAATTTGACTTATTATTTGGATCAATGGTAACTGGACCATCCCAATTCAAGTATGGAATCCACGACTCGTGTGCAACAGTGATTGGGTTCTTTCTCGCATTACTTGCAAGTTCCCAATATGACGGTCTCCACGGCTGTTTCATTGGCTTGATCTTAGTGCTATCACCCTTTGCTTGATTGCAAGGCAAACACGCGCTTGAGATGTTTTCCCAATTCGTCTTACCACCTAAGCTACGTGGAGTTACGTGCTCAAATGTCAGTTCAACTGGTCGAAACTTATTACCACAGTATTGGCAGACATAATTGTCCCTTAAGAAGATATTTTCCTTAGAAAATTCAATCTTACCGCTATGCTGCTGGAATTCCTTCAACATAATGATTGACGGCATTCTCAATTGAACAGATGGTGATCGAATAACCCAAGTATCATAGGATTCAACAACGACTGCGCGATCTAGGTAAATCACACGAATAGCTTCTTTCCAATGTGTTGTGCTCAACGGAATAACACTAACTGGGTTACCATCGGCATTTAGAACTAAAGTCGCATCTGACATTGTTAACTTTCCTTTTCAATATTTATTGATCTAGAAGGTCAACTTCATTGCGCTTAGTTGACCTCCTTTACTTGATCCAGTGTCTAAAAATATAGCCTTTCCGCCTTTTCTACCATTTTGGTAGTGAGGATATGCTTTATTTCTGATATCGTGGCCGACAATAACAGTTTTTTCTACTGGTATATAATCGACCCAATCATACCTACGAGTTGGATATCCATCTTCTCTTGGCGTTGCTTTCATATCAACTTGTCCAAACATTGACATTGATCGTGTCGCTTTTGCAAATTGATATTGATCCCAAAATTTAGGATCAATTGCCCCGTGAGCAAAAAAATAGTTACCACAACTCATAATAAAACAAGAATTATCATATGTATTAATAAATTCATCTTCAAAAGAAACCAAATCATTTGGTTCCAACTTTTCCATATCCTGAATAGTAGTCAATATTCCTCCCTGACGGCGGACTCTAACATTCTGTTCTCTGGATTGGTTAATATATTTAAACAATTTAAATTCGTGATTGCCAATTAACATTCTAGCTTGCCCATTGAGAATCAATGCATTTAATTCACGAAAACATTTAACATTGTCCAAACCATAATCCATAACATCGCCTAGACTGATCAGAAATAAATTTTCCTCTCGGGCTTGGTGTAGGACAATTTCAAATTCAGGCCAATTACCGTGGATATCACCCACAACGAGTGCTCCAGCGAACTGGGCCACCTCATTAGTAATATCCAAATAATTTATCACTGTAAAAATCCTTTATAATTCGTCAGCAGTGTAACAAGTCAATCAATCAGTGTCAACAGGATTCTTCAAATATGGGGATGAAAGGAATGGAATATATTGATTGTTGTTTTCTAAAACCTTATTCAACTCGTGCCTTGAAGCAAATTTCATAAAATGAAATCCAATATTTTTCCGCTCTTTAGGTTGTGATAAAACCGTCGCAATATATAGATCCATAGCCTCTCTAATTTCCTGAGGTTGCTGAGTTAAATCAACTAACATTATGTTTCTTTCATAAAGATCTTTAACTTTATATGATTCACCGAAACCATCTACCCAGGATTCTAAAATGAAATTATTCCATTCATATCCTCTATTAATTCTATCTTCAAAAACCTTGTCAAGCCGTGTTTGTCGAACTTTCGGCAAAACTGATGAAATATTGTCACTCATATCACCACGGACTATTTTTAAGAACTTCGCTTTCTCAATCCAATCATTGTCAGGAATAAAGTCTGGATTAGGCTTGCCATATTTGATCTTACCATCATTTTTTAATGTAAAGTCGACCGCCTGGCCTTTATCATTTACAATCTTTAATGGTGATATAGTAAATCCATTCATAGCATCATACATTTTAACATTTGGCGCCAGAAGCTGCACATAGTCCATATCACTAGTGACAACAATATGCTCATCTTCTGGATGGAGCGCTATAAATCTGGCAGCCAGGTCATCAGCCTCACTGAATTTCTGATGTAGAACTGTGCAGTTCGTTCTTTCATCCAAAAATGTGACAAATTCATTCATACTTGAAAAAAAGAATTCATCAGCCTCAATTTCTTTAGCCGGCTTTAAATTTTTTGCACTGACTCGATTTTTCTTATAAGGTTCATAGACATCTTTACGCCAAGATCGTCCATCCATACAAAAAACAACGTGATCAGCCTGATGTTGATTCCAAATCTTTTTAATAGAATTTAATATGACGTGCATTGCAAGTCCAGTTTGGGTTACTACGTCACCGCTCATTGAGAATCGAGCTCTATACAATAGGTGATTTGTATCAATTATTAAATATTTCAAGTTTCATTCCTTTAAGAAAATTTCTTAACTTCTTTACCATCTTGGGTTTTAGCAGCTTCCTTAACAATTGTAGTTTTAGGAATAGTATAATCTGCTTCAATTTCGTTAGCCATTTCTGTCTTACTTACATCATTGAACCATTCTTCAACAATCTCGTCATCAACCAAACCAGTATAGCCATTTTGTTTCAAGTATTGCACGAAAAGATGATTATAGTCAAGTTCAAAGGAAAATCCATCAATGCCATCTTCCGGTTCATACGAACTAGATACTACTTTAATCCAAGGCTGTTCTAAAACTGTGGCCACCTTCTTTTCATATTCAAAATTTGATATTTCTCCCAAAGTGACTTGCTGCTTTAACACGGCGAGTTTATATTCTGTGGAAGTTTCACCATATTCAAATTCAGCTTTTTTAAGCTCATATTGATGAATTGATATCTTGCCTTGATCGTAATCTAACTTCAATTTTGCCAACTGATTAGCAGTTGGGTCATCAGATGTTTCTATGTCAATCATTGCCATCTGGAATTCGTGATCATCAATCATTCCAGAGGAAGCTTTCAAATTCAAAATGGTTTTCTTACGTTCTTTTGTTGGTTCTTCAAGTTCTAAAAGTTTAATCTCTCTATCTGTACCATCGTATTCATACGCAATACGGGCTTGATCACGAACCTTACCCTCAAGTCCCCAATGACCTGGCAGCCATCCGAACGGAATCCATCTTTTTCTTTTAGCCATTTTAATCTGCTACCTTTTTGAAATGTTTTTTTAAATGTTCAGGAATCTTATCATACTGATCTTGGTCAGCTAAGATGCCAAACCGCAACTCGTGTTCAAAAAATGTCGAATTTTCATCGAGGCCAACGGCTTCAATTATTGTCAACAAATCAACAGTAGATTTCACTACCTTAGTCAAGTTAGGCTTTGATTGATATGTAGCCATATGTTATTTCTCCATTATGCCAATCCGGCGTAGAGGTGTTGCTGAAGATTGTACGTTAGACCATTATTTACACAATAATTGGCAGTATATTCGTGATTGATCTGATTGGACTTCATATCCAACAACCCTTCTTCCCAAAAGGAAATAACTTCATCAACATTTGATCGTTCACCAATCTTGATATTATCAGTAGAATATTCCTCATCAAATTTACGAGGAAATTTATTATAGATATTCATCGGGCTTACGAAAATCTGCCTACCAGTTTTATCTCTCCACTCAAAAGCCCATTCTGGTATTGAAGAATATGGCGAATCTTTATCAGCAGACATAACAAATTTTAAACAATTAGCTCGTTCTAATGTTTCAGCCCTTGGCGTTAAGTATCTAACTGGGGCACCACTCTTTTCAAGACATTTTGGGCTCACTACCAAGCAAGTCTCTTCTGGGATTTCTGTGAAAACCGTACCATTACTTTCAATTTGAGAATATCTAAATTCCTTATTTACAGCATCAAGTAATTGCTTAATGTTCTTCTGCAACATTGGTTCGCCGCCAGAAAGCACAAATACTGCTTCTTTCTTTTCACCAGCCATATAAGGAGGAACAAAACCACCAAAGTGATCTACAATTGCAGAATTTACTTCTTTCATCAATTCATCAACAGTAAACCAATCACCATTATCAAAATAAGTATCACAAAAGCTACAAGCAAGATTGCACTTAGCAAGTCTGACGAAAAAAGCAGGATATCCACGATATGGCCCCTCGCCTTGTAATGTCATAAATCGACTTACCACCATCAAATCGTCTCGGCCATTGAAGAACTTCTGACCAACTATGGAATTTTTACCGAACACGTTTATAACTTCCTTTTTTAAAATATCGACCTTTACTATAGCCTAAATCTATGTAAAAATCAATTTCTTCTTTTGTAATTTTCTTGTTAATGCCGTCTTTAGTAATCCAGCATTTTCCGTAATTTGAATTCTTTTCGCCCATTCCACCAAGAGCAATATTTGCTCGGTGTTGATCGGTAAATTTCATTCCAGTCCGGGCATTAGAAATTTTCTGTCTAGTTTCTTCTGAACGGTTCTTACCTTTATGCCAATTTGACTTACCTTTATGGGTTGCAGATATTTTTGCTCTGGCTTCATCAGTATGAGTTTTTCCACGCATACCATTATTATCAATTATCTTTTGCCGAGTTTTTTCCGAAAGAGGTATGCCTTTTTGTTTTTGGCCAGATCCAACGGGACAAACATTATAGCACTGCGGATTTGGTATCTTTAAATCTGAAATTAGTTTCGACTCTGCCAGCAATGCATCATTTTCAGTTTCGAATACAAACAAAATTTCTTTAGTGAAATTTTGTTTGCCATATTTTTTAATAGCACGAGTTATTCGAGTGCCAGATCCTAAATATAAATCATTAATATTTTCTGTAGAATGTTTACCAATATAAAACATACCATTTAATTGATTTATCGTTTTATAAACTATATGATACATATATCTCAAATCAAACAAAATTTAAAATCAAGCAACCCACATTCTTTGCTACGAAAAATTTGACCGTCGCGTTCCATAATAACCAATGCACCAATTGTTATATATCTTGATTGTCCAATATTAGACGATATTTCAGATACTAATAACGATTTACTTGGTGATTTTACTAATTCATTCTTAATAGACTGAATTGATCTTTCCATATCCATCTTATCAAATTTTTTGAATGGAAAATCCGTTGTAAAAATTTCTATTTTTACTGATAACGAAAATGGTCCTGATGATAATGTCTTATGATAATTTATCCATCCATAATTATGTAGAATATTCAAGCATTTTACAACATCGGCATAATTAATTTTTAATAATTTAGCTATATCTTCATCAATTACTTGACCTAAATTTTTGCCTACAACTTCTTTACCTAGAAAATATTTAATTTTTTCCATATTTGACCAACGGCGATAATCAGTTGAAATTTGATTTCTAATCCATTCAGAAAGATTATTGAAGCCATAATCAGCAATTCTCCCTGTAATCCACCCAATAAACCATTCTAACATAATTTTTCCTCGAACAAGTTTTCACTATAACAAATAGTGACATACGTTTCAATTTCTTTTTATGAGAGCATCATTAATGCCATCATTATTGTTTCCCAGTTTTCTTTTACGTGTGGATTTTCGCCAATCTGTTTGATTAGCTGTCGCCGATGTTCAATAGCATCGTGGGCTAGTCCCATCATCGCTATTCTATTATTAGCCATAGCGCCAACCATATCATAAAGAACCTTTGCCTTAGCCTTAACATTTTTAAGACTATGATCAGACTCAATATAATCGTTGAAATTATATGATCGTAATTCATTCTTAATATTGTTAGCTGCTCGTTCCAACTCATTTAGAGTTTTTATAAAATCTTCATCTGACATCATATTATTTCACCATTGCCATAGCTGTTTCAATTGTTGCCCATAGTTCTTTTATCTGCGGATCAGTGCTTGCTTGAATAAATTTTTCAGTATGTTCGCGCAGGCCACTGAGAACGTGGGCCATACCACACGCTATCCAAAACAACTCCGTTTTTGCATCAGCAATTTGAGTCGCCTTTTCAAGCAAATAATCTTCGATTCTTTCGCCAGTATTGATATCACGTTCTAATGCAAGATTGTCATATGTAACACTATCCAATCGATCTATTAATTTATCAAGCTCTTTCTGATATTCGTCCACTATTCTTTTTCCCACGGATAAACAAGCCAAATTGGATCAATTGCCTTGTTTATCTCAACTGCATAAAAATCTGGTTTGAACAATGTTTCACCACTGTTAAAATGGAGACAAACAGACGTAGCGGTTAATAAAAATCGAGCCGACTGATCAGCTAAAGCATCGTATATTTGATGCAAAGTTTCACCACTATCACATATATCATCTACAAAAAGCACTCTCTTTTTATAAATTGCTTTTGCGACATCTATCGGAAGTTCTTCCGGAGGCTGGCCATCACGAGTTTGCCAATTTAAACAAACTAAAGGAAGTCCTAAATGATGACTGAGTTCAACAGCAGGTACTAGGCCGCCGCGGGCGATCCCGACGACTACATCATAGTCGTCGGAATTAAGCATTGACTCCAGTTTAGTAATATCCTGGCCAAAATCTGACCAAGAGTAGTAAACTTTTGTTGTCACGAGTTATAACCTTTCATACCAGCCAAAAGCTTGTAGAATTCATCCTTAAGGGCCGCGTCGTCACGGAATTTACCACGCATAATAGCAGTAGTCATATCTGACTCGTGTTCACGGACACCACGATGTGTCATACAGTGATGTTCTGCCTTCAAAACAACAGCAACGTTTGGCGTTTCAGCAAACTTTTCCAATTCGTCAGCAATTTGAGTAGTCATTTCTTCTTGAATCTGTGGACGTTCAGCAATCCAATGAACCAATCGATTAAACTTGGATAGTCCAATAACCTTTTCTTCAGGGAAGATTCCTACCCAACAACGTCCAACAATATTCTGGAAATGGTGTGCGCAAGTGCTGCGAATACTAATTGGTCCAGCAGTATAAACATTCTCATATCCAATGTTTGGAAATGCTGTAATCTTTGGTGCTGGAACATATCTACCACCAAATGTTTCACGCAAGAACATTTTAGCAACTCTGCGAGCAGTATCTTGGGTATTGTGATCGTTTTCTGTGTCAATAACCAAAGTTTCCAAAACTTCTTGGAATTTTGCAGTTAGTTCATCTTGAAGAAGATCCATTTCACCAGTATTGATATACTCTGAAATGTTTTTATTTGAAACAAACTCGCCGCCTGCTTCAACAATACGTTGTCTAATCTGTTTGGAAATTGGGAGTGGGGTTGATCCGCAGCAATCGTTATTATTTGTCATTTTTATTTTGCTTTCCTATTTAAAAAGCAAGATTCTAAAAATATATCTCAATATTTCTTGTCTCTTGCCCGCTTATGCGATAAGTTTGACTTATTATTTTTTAATTTTACATTTAGTTGGATGAAAAATCAATTTATTTCATCCAACTAATCTGTTATACATATCAACTGGATTGATTGCGTTTTTTATAATTTCAAATCTTTGATCATAATCTTCCATATGAACATCATAATTTCTGACGTAATCAACTATAATATCAACCAATTTATCTCTATGTGGCAAGTATGCATCAAAGCTTGTAGTCCATTCGCTTGGATATACATTTTGTGGCAAATGGAATTCTGGATAACAGGCGCGGTTTGGTACAAGTGGTATAGCACCACACAAAACGCTTTCCATCATTCCAATGCCAAAATTCTCGTGAAGAGAACAGCTAAATGTTACCTTTGACCTACTAAGCAAATCGTAATACTCATCTTTATTTAGATTTTCTTCCTGGGTCATTACGCCACGAATATCTGATGGTAAATGATCTCTTAAATCTCTAAAAATCTCTGGTATTTTGTCTTCATTCAATCGATGAGTGAATAAAACAACATTTTCCTTTGGAAGGCTTTTGCGATATGCTAAATTCTCCAAATAATTCATTGGCAATCCAACTGTGACTACTCTATGATGATGCTCTTCAGGTATATTTAGATTTTTCAAAAATAAATTACGATTAAAGTCTGATGCAACATAAACTGCATCACAAGCATAAAACCAAGCACGTTCTTGATTATGTGACCAATCTTTGCCCATTTTCATACCAAGTATGTCTGACGGGTCATACGCACCGGCGTGGCAGATTGAGTAAATTTCAATCTTGATCCCTGACAGCTCTGCCATATAGCGCAGAGCCGTGATACCAAAATGCCACAAATCTGTTACGAGGAATCGATCACCGGATTTAATATATCCTTCCTGGAACAATTTAGCAATCCGTTCAATCTGTGATGATTTATAAGCATTTGTGTGAAAGAAATCCAAAAAAGCACCAGTTGAGACTTTATCATTTCCTTGAATACCATTCGTGCCAACAGTAGCAATATTAAAATTACTACCAATCAGATCTTTATAGTATTCTAATTGGTTTGGTATTTCAGTGTACCATTGTTTAGTATATCGAGCATCTATTGGCTCGAGCTCAACAATCCAGCAAGTATTTGCCATTTTATTTTCCTTGTATGACTGGTTGGAAGAAAAGGGTTGCGCCGTTTTCTCCGTCTTCCGAAACCGTAATGTTAAATGCCCGGTTTGGGTATTTTTGTGAAATTTCACCCGCAAGGTCCTCTGCAATCATTTCGCAGCTTTTATAATCAAGCTGCAAAGTTTCCATTGAATACAAACGCTCCAACCAGCGCTTGAATTGTATAAATTCAATATCCCGGTCGTTATGCACGACATCAATTTCCACCCTAAAGTGGAAAATATGACGATGAGGAACTCCTAAAAAGCTTACATCGTCCCAATCACCAGTTGCCAATTTTGGGTCAGTATCTGCACCTGGATACTTGTGAATACCTTCCTTCTGGAAGGTAACAAATATTGTTCTTTTTGTAACTATCACGCTATTATCCTTCATCAAATAAATCATCAAAGCTGATTTCCTGAATCACTGATGGTTCAGTGTCTTGATTTTCATCTTCAACTTCATTATCTTCAACTACATTATATAACTCATCTTCATCTTCATCAATATATTGTGACGATTCAACTGAATTGACTTCTGCAGGCGTCATACCAAGAACATTGTTAAGAGCTTCCATATTGTCAGCCATTACTTTTGGATCAAACTTGCTGCGAATAATTTCTTCAATAGCAGCTTTACCTTCAATCATTTTCATTGGCAAATTAGTCTTAGCAACTTCAGGATTTGGATCAGTGTAATACTTTAATCCGGTTTGAATTCCTTTAATGTGCTGTTCAACATTCATATTCATAATTGCTGAATAGCCCATTTCATCCCAAAGTGACTGCTCTTTGTAATTTCCTGCATCAAGGCGAGCTTTAAACTGTTCTTCAGTTTCTTCTTTTTTCTTTTTAGTAGGTTTACCGTCACGATAGCAAACATCACCTACTGTGATCATTTTACCCAATGTGGTATCATCGTGGGTTGAATAGGTTTGTTTGTCACCAATATATTGGAAAGTGAAATTTTCCCACAACTCACCACTTCTGTTTTCTGACAAATGTGAAAACATCCTACTAAGTTCCTTAGCATTCTTGTCTGGCATCACATCCATTCTAAATGCCATTTTTTGATTGTTAACTATGAAGTTACTATATCCTTTACCTTTAGCAGTGCAAAGAAATGGTGAAGCAGCATCATAAGTAACAATAAAATTAGGATTGATTTCTTTTCGTATCTCTTGTTGAATAGTAGTGTAAAGCAATCCAGCATTAATTCTACTAATACCAAGAAAATGCATTAACAATGGAACATCATCGCGAAGCTTGCCACCTTGGGATTGAGTCGTCAAAAATCCTTCATCATACATTATTTTTAAACGCTTCATTAACATCTGAAAGTCAAACTTCAAGTTGCCTGGGATAGCCCATCCTTCAAATGCTCGATCTCCAATAGGATTCCCTTCAAAATCGAGGGCGTTTGGATCATTGAATTTCTTGACAGCTTCCCACCAAATATCGCCTTCGCCTTGCTTTAGGCGCTTTGTTTCATTACCCTGGTCATCAGTATAGTATTCATAATCAAGTTGCATCTGATTATCAAATACCATTATGTTTCGACCTTGTAGAACATTAAGGAATTTAGTTTCACCAACAGTTCGGTGCTTGATGAAATATTCACAATTCCATTTAGTATGTTCCAAACAGTCATCAAACATTACACCACTATTTGGCAATTTAAAATTCGCAGTAATGTATTGACCATAAGTTTGTTTTAATATTGGGTTGTCTTTCTTACCCATATCATCATAAAAACAAACACCTGGATTGGATTCAATCAGTTTTTTAACATCATTTATCTTTGATGTTTTTTGCTTATCATCCAATGACGAATCATTGTTAATATTGGCAATAAGTGAGTTCAAAGCAACGGTATTTTCAGGAAGAGCATTAAAGTTTTTCTTGAAAATGATGGATTTTGTATTAGTGATTGAGGTCGTTGGAATATCCAAGATCATACTATAATCAGCACTATGCTCCAACCACTTCATAATCTTATGACGAAGACCTTTCGTATCAATGGTTAAATCATCAATAGCACCAGTTGATAGCTTGCCTTTCAAAACACCAGTACTCAACTGGTATCCACCAGAGTCGCCAACAATCAATGTAGCTGTTCGATCTCTAGAGTGGAATACACGTTCTTTATCCTGGCCTTTTTTAATATCCAACTCAGCGTGTCCTGCTGAATACAATGCCCAAGGATACCAAAAAACATTAGTATTAGCATTTAGGAAGTCAAAGTCGTCAAATGAATTCAAACCCACAGGGATATTACCATCCCTGAGGTTTTTCTTACTCAAACTTTTTGTATAAAAGCTGCTAATGCTTGGCAGGAAGATAGCCGCATCTTGGTTACCCGTCAAATACTCTGTAGCATTAGGGCCTTTTTTATTTTTTAATAAATCAGAAATGTCCAGTCTATCGGCCACGTGTCTTTATCCTTTTATTATTGTTGGCGTGGTGGGATAGTAAATTCGTACTGTGCAATACCAGTTTCAATGGTAATTTTTAACATACCACGATCACTAAATCCAATGCTTAGTGTAGCATTTGATGCCAATTTAAGCAATTTATTAACCTGATTAATGTCCCAGGACCAAGTATTTTTTAATAAACCTGAAACGTCTTGGTGGAATTCGATAGTTGATTCGTTTCCAACTTCACCCAAGTTAATGAACAAACTGTCATTACCATTTGATCCTTCTTGAATCTTGACTGAGAACACATCACCATTTGATACAGATACCATCTTGTCCAAATATTCAATCGCAGCCGCAGTTGGCGTGAATTCCACTGCATAATCAACTGCTTTTGGTGAAAACTGTTGTGGGATCAAATTACGAGCAATAACTCGGAAATTGTTTTCCATCTTAAATGGCTTAGCTTTACTGAATACAAATTTCTCAATTGCATCTTCTTCAGTTTCTTCAAACTCAGGAGTTCCAGCAGAATCCAAAATTGGATTACCATCAGCATCTTTCTTTTCAATACGTACCTTACGTGCTTTACGAGCAACAGTCACAACGTCTGCTGGATCTTGATACAAGTTCAATATTGACGCAAGACGGTCCAAATTACCAATGCCGCTTACACCATCAAAGCTTTCATCTTCTGCCAACACGTTGCCCTTAAGGATAATGGTTCGACCATCATCAACGCCTTGGAAAGTAACCTTACCTTCCTCACCAGTAATCTTTACGGTACCGATGTCAGCAGCCCTAACAATCTTTACCAAATCTCTTAAAATATCACGCATTAATTTTCTCCATTAATTCTTATCTATTATTAACACACTTAGACCAATTAAATCAATATTATTATCAGTCAAACGAAAATAAATCTTCAAACGTTTCTTTAGATGCTTTAGTAGCACTAAAGTTATACCCAAGAACACCAAAAATATTGGATAACTTCTTGTCCAAGAGAGCCTCTTCCATTGCTTTATGGTCAAACGGAAGATCTTGGAACCAGTCAGGAAGATGAGTTTGATCCACAGGATATGCAATACTCGTTAATCCTAATGGGTTGTCCATTAGTTTACAAACCATAACTTTCATACCATCAGTGATTTCATTACTATAATGATCGTCAAACCGCTTCTTCATATTATTCCAATTCATCGCAGCTCGAACGTGGCCAGGCATATTAACTTTGCCAGTTTGTTCTTCTCTTGCCACATATCCAGTAATACCATTTGCACCTTTTGGTGATCCCTTCTTCCAACCTGGCCATTCTCTAAATTCCATTCGGAAATTGTCAACGAATTCATAAATTTCTTCATCATCCGTACCATCCAGGACCTTCATCAAAACCTCAGTTAAGAAATTTTGAATGACCTTTGGGGTATCTGATCTCTTGATTTCAATACCAAGTGCCTTCAACTTACCAGGCTTACCATCAATATCAACACGCTTACCGTCAATATCATAGCATAGAGCTGCATATCTCTTCTTCTTAAGATACATACCACGTTCAGCCAAAATTTCCCGGCCAGCAGCAATAATTGCTCCTCTTTCTAAGCTGGTATTAAACCTGAACCTCATAAATTCTGGGAAACTTTCGTTCACCAAATCTGCAATATTGTCATAAAGCTCAGCAACAGTTTCCTTATTCCATTCATAATGATCTTTAAGCACAGGATATGCGCTAAAATAACAAGAGTCAGTATCACCATAAACAATTGCCGGACCGTTGTGGTTATAATCACCAGCAATATATTCATTAATTTTACTCATCATATGGCGAGTAATATTACGCCCAGTCAACGTTGTACTTTGACCCATTCTCTGATCATAATATCGGCAATATTGATTCAAAAGAGCACCATATAGTGAATTTAGAAGAATCTTCTTAATCAACTGACGCTTGTCATAGAATGCAATCTTTTCCTGGATTTCAGCTAACTCTTCCTTTGAAGCTTTACGATCGCGAGCCTTATCCATCTCTTTGATCCATTTCTTCATTTCAGCTTGAAGTTGCTTACGCTCAGCATACCATCGAGCTAATAGCCCCGGTATGATACCATCACTATCAGTTCTAAACAATGTACCGTTAGCTGATATACACATTCCTGAATCAGGAGCAAATATTGTTTCATACCATTCACGGGCAGACTGTGTTATCGTTTGACCGTTTTCCAATTCAACTGTCAAAATTGTTGTAGTGCATTCCATCACTTCTTCAAATTCAATCACATTGAATAATTCACCCCAAGCATCAGACAATGTCGCATTTTTATTTGATGCAATATAATTCCTAATGAACTGTTCAGTAAGGGGAAGTTGGAATTGACCAATAATGGTTTCAGGACTGATATTTAGGGCTCGAATCGCTGACGGATACAGTGAGTTAATATCAACTGACCCAATCCATTGGTGCATACCTACTCTTGGATCTGCAACATAAGCACCAGCAACTGATTCACCAGATTCGCCTTCTTTTCGGCCCTTCTTTCTTGGAGCGACCAAGCCCTTACTATGAACTTCAATATTAATTGCTTGCTCAATAAGCGCCACAGAACCTGACGTTTTTGTGATCAAAACAGTGTTTTCGTGAGCCAATTGATTTGAAAGATCAATATATTGGTTCTTGGCGTCAATTTTTACAATAAGCATAACGTCCTGTCTGTTATATTCAACAAACGTTTTGAAATCTTTTTTGTAAAGTTGATCTAACGAACCTTCATAAGCCGTTTTACGTTCTTTAACCTCAACTTCGCCCACGTTATCCAAGGAATAACTGTGAAGCTCATTATAGGTGTATTTTTTATACAGATCCAAATAATCTAAATGTATTCGACCGACTAATTCATATGTTAGTTGAGTCTTACCATACATTTCAAATCGACGTTCGCTTGGATATTGGTTCCAAAGACAAAAACGTTTAGTTTTTTCTTTCTTAGAAACAAATTCAATTCGCTTAATAATGTATGGAATATCGAATGTAGTTGAGTTCCACCCAGTTAAAACGTCAGCATCTTCAATCGCAGTAAAAAAGTGATCAAAAAGTTCATCTTCTGTTTTACAAAGAATAGTATCCTCAAATTGATCAGTGATCTTTTTTGCTTCCATAAAAGTCAATGTCGGTGGACCAATGACGTATGTTAATAGTTTACCAGTCCAATTCTGGTAAACAGTTATTGCAGTAATTTTGCCGTGAGGATCTTCTGGTGAACTAAAACCACGCTTTGGATCAAAGTCCACCTCAATATCGAGGAATCCAATGTTTAGATTTGGTGCTTCACAACCTAAGTAATTTTCTTCTAAATGTCGTGTAATCGCGTCATAGTCATCTTCAAATAAGTTATATTCAGATACTGATTGGCGCTCTTTTTGGAATTCTTTATAATTATTTGATTCGTATTTGATTAATTTATCACCATACATTGAATCAAAAGAACCCTTTTTACTCTTTGCGTAAAAGCGATATAATGCTGGTGTTTTTTTGAAAATTCGTTGACCATTAATTCTTTCAACGACGTGTAGGGTATCTGCGATTTTAATCGCATCGACATAAGTCATATTATTATTATCTCCACTTTTGCCTGGATATTAGGCTTTCTTTGTCACGGTTATTTTAAGCGCATAACCAACGCAATGTATTTACATTAGTTTCTTGTAGACATTTAATGGGGAATTACCCCATTAAATAATGCCAGCAGCGTGAAGCAATTGATCAACAGTTGATTGCTTCTCTTCACGAGCCTGAATAGCATCTTCTTTTTGTTGCTTATAACCAAGCTTGATGGCTTCATTGATTTCGGCTGGTTTAACTTGAAGTTCTTCAGCCAAATTCTTCACAGCATCCTTCAAGGAACCCTTTAAGGTTTCAATTTCTTCCAAAGTGTCAATGCCGGCGTTAATGATACTCTTGACCTTAGTCTTTTGAGTGTCAGAAATATTTAGAGTCATTATTATCTCCATTTATGTTATAGACAAAATATACAGTATTTTATTCAAAAATGTCAAAATCTATTCTTGTGTTTCCTAATTTTTTAGTCAGATTTTCAAACATCGCTATAGTGTCTCTTGCCAAATTCAAGAGCTCGATTTCTTTTCGAATTTTATCAAACGTTGCATCAAGGTGATCCAAATCTACGTGATAAAATTTTGAAAGCATTAGATTTTACCCTGCCCTAAAGAACGGAATCGTTTAAATCGAGGAAAACGGAGTGACCAAGTATCACCATCCTTATTCTTAGTAATCATATCAAATTCAATTTCAACAATCTCACCAATAAGCTCGCCACGCCGATCCCAAAAATCCTTCAGCATCTCATCAGTAAAACCAGTACCAACGTTTGATTTGATAGGCTTACCATCAAATTCGCCCGAAACTACCAAGTTGCCCATAACGCCGTCACGTTTCTTACCTTCTTTACCAGGTTCAATGTCGATAATTTGAAGATCGGCTGATTCACTTGGCTTCCATTTTAGCCAAGACTGTGACCGCTTACATTCATAAACAGCATCAACGTCCTTGACCATAATTCCTTCATAACCAAGAGCAACCATTTCATTATAAAATTCAGTCATTTTCTCAACACCTTCATCAGTGTCAAGATCCACATATAATTTGCTGACTACTGAAAGTGCTCCGTTACTAATTTGAGTGAAAGTTGGTTCAAGATCAGCTAATATTTCGTGCCGATCTCTAAGTCCCATAATAGACTTGCCGTTAAAAAATTCTCCCATAGGAACAATATCAAACATAGCATAATACGCAGCGCTTGTATCTACGTCATATTTTCTATTAGCTTGGGTCATCAATTCCTGAAAAGTTGCAGAAACCATTTCCCCATCAATCATAAGTGATAGTGGTGATTGTGATAGAAATTCTTTTAGATATTTTTCAATATGAGGAAAATTTTCATTCCTGATACCATTACGAGTATAAAGTTCAACAGTATCGTTATCCTTATCCAAAATGGCGGTAATACGAATCCCATCAAGTTTTGGATCAATTGCCTTCTTGCCCTTCATCTTCTTTGGATGCTTTTTAGAGTCATCAGCTAATTGAACTGACCAAACAGGAATTAGATACTTTAAACAATCACCACCGACTTCAATTAGCACTTTATTTACGGTAGTTTCAGTGACCCCGCAACGCATATCTTTAGCCAAGATATTACGATAAAATGAGTTCCAATCAACAATACAAGACTTTTCAGCAGCTTCCATAACTGCATCTCTAGCAGCGTTTCCAGTCAATTCTCGACTAGCTAATTTTTCAGCCAATTGGCAGAAATCGATCCAAGAAAACTTGCCGTCCTCTTGAAGTTCTTGATCAGTAAATCCAGCTTCATCAATCAAAGGGAGTTTTTTAATACCAAAAACTCGACGTGAATCATATGCTAACTTAAAAGCTTCAAACAGTTCAAAGCATCCTTCAACAGCCGCTTTGCGTAGAATGACTTTCTTTTCATTACTACCTGAGGTTTGTTTTAATTTTTGAATATATTTTGTTGCTCGAAGCATTATACTTTTCTTCCCATTACGGCTAAATCATTTTTGATAGTATCATCAGACATATATTGATATCCGCCCTTATTATAAGCAACTGTCACACGCTTAGCTTTTCTCCGGGCTTCCTGAATTGCTTCTTTTCGACCACATTCCAAACAAGTATCGTATCCAAGAGCTAATCTCTTGTCCGAATACTCATCATCACACTCAATACAAAATGCCATATTCCTACCTTTCTTAGGCTCAGAATAACACCATTGCGATTTTTAGTCAATGAAATTTATTTTTTAGTGATTTTAAATCCGTTATCTTGGAGTACCTTAATCAGGTCTTTAATAACTTTAGGTTTGATGTCTCTTTCAGATTCATCTAATTGTGACCATTCTTTGATCAATGGGTGAGTTTTGTCTTCATCATTTCTCATTTCACCATAGCGCCATCCATTTTGGCGGCGTTCGTTCAGCCAATCTTCGTGAAGAACTTTAGCAAATTGCTCAGCTAACGAGGAATAATCATCATTTGAGACGTAATTGTCAAATAAATCTTTGTTTTCAATTAAGCTTGATTCAAGGATAAAATTACCCATATGTAATGTTTTAGATAGTTTATTAGCCAGGTCATCCATTTGGTGTTCTGTAGGACATTCCTTTAAAGGAATGATATACCAATGTTCGCCATCTAACACTTTATGAAACATTTTAGTTTTTGTTGGCTCACCGTCATCATTAGTAGTTTTAATTACTGCAATAATATCTGGTAACATATCAGCCACGACTGAATAGAATAAAGCTCTGGATTCTTTATTCATTTCTTTAGTGTTAATCTTTACAAAATGTTTCAGTTTCATTCGCTTATCCCATAATCACTAAGTTTAGGCCAAACAACATCTTCTGGGTTTTCATACGTTTGTGGCATATCACGCAATGCTTTACGATAATTTGCATACTTGACTTTCAAATCATCTGGAACGTCAGACAACTGCGTCCAATCAGTGCCATTCAATAGGCCATTTCTTGCAATTCTGATTGAGAACCAATCTTGGTATATTTCAGCAGGCTTGAACGTAACCTTACCTTCATTCACATATGGAATAAGGTCTTTAGTATGGATCATTTCGTTATAAGAAAGATACTCTGCTTTGGTCACTTCTACTGTTGGCGATGGAATATCATTATGAAACTCATCATCATACCACCCCATAAACTTTCCAGTTTCTTCGTTGTAATGTAAATATATCATTTTTAAAATCCAACTGCTATCCAATAAATCCCAAGATTTCCTCGGGTTCTAAGCTGCCAATATGAAGAAGCTACATAATAAACACCAGCAACGTCATCAACAGAGTCATTGTTTGGGTTCATTGTACTACCAATAGCCACGCTTAAGACTGCATTTGGCCAAGAGGTGTTCCAATATACTGTTTTGATGCCGCCGCTTCCAGACTGATATCTTCCCCATTGTATCATTAAATCACCATTGAATCGGGCGTATCCGTTACCAGAAAATGTTGGTGCAGACTGGAAAGCACCTGATGAATTAATGTAAAGAGTATGTCCACTCATTTCAGTAGTCACACCACTACCTGGTTTACCAATAACTTGTAAGGTATCCGGAGTAAAGCCAGCATCAACATAACCACTGTTGGCTGTAACTCTACCAAAAGCGCCCGGTGGCGTAAATGGTGATATACCAGTAATAATACCGTGCTGATTTACTGAATATGTGGCATATTGATTCGTGCCGCCACCGTGCCTTACTGGCAAATCATAATTAATGTTTGTTGCCGATGTACCATTAATAGCAATAGTGCCACCCGAGCTGGTCATACTAATGCTTGACTTGTTAGATATATCTGTACCACTCGGTACGTTTATTGATAAGCCAGCTGACCCATTTGAAGCTGAAGTGATTCGACCGGTAGCATCAACAGTAATATTTGCACTAGAATATGATCCAGGAGCAACGCCAGAATTTCTGATTGAAAAAGTTATACCAGCACCGGGGCCTGAATCTGGATCATATCCACTCAAATCTAGACCTTGACCAGCAGTAAGTATCAAATAATCATTCCAAACAACAGGAACCGCTGTTGTATTATTAGATGAACCACCAGAAGTAGCATTAACTCTAAATGTTTGGAACATACTATTATCGCTAATATTTGTAATAATTCCTTTGGAGTTAACTGTTACAATTGAATTTCGATAAGTTCCAGCAGTTATCGACTGTGTTGGCAAATCTAAAGATATAGTACCTGATGTAGTAATTGGCGATCCGGAAACTGAAATCGATGATCCTGGAGAGTTAACTGCTATACTAGTAACACCAGTCGAGGTTGAGTTACGCCATTTTCCACTAACATATTTTAGTATCTGGCCTTCAGATGGGCTACTAATGACAACGTCGCCTAAAGAGCCAGCTAATGTTAATGATCCAGCAGTTCCTGCTATAGCATTATCAACATATGTTTTATTTGTCAAATCATCACCAGCCGTCGGAACAAAGCTAGTTTTGACTCGCATTGGCGTTCCGTCTGACCAAGTAGCAGTCCAGGCTTGTGTTGCTTCCACATATCTTAAAGTAGCATAATTGCCAGCTCGAGCAACTTCAATACCAGACTGGTCTGGATTAGTTTGACCATTGGCCATTTTATTTAATGTAATGACTTTATCTTCAACTTGTACTTCGTGAACAGCCAGCTGGGTTAAATTACCATAAACGTTCAAGTTGGCATTAATATTAAGAACGTCATTAAGTTTATCATATTCAATAGTGGCATAGTTTGTATGGGCCACACCTTGTTCACCAATGGCTAATTTATCAACCAAAGCACCATTTTTAAATACTCTATTATAATCTGCCATCAGAAGCTATCCCATTTCCTAATACTAAATTTACCAGTTATATTTACACCAGTATTGGTAGTTGTGTATGTTACAATAACATTACCACTTGACACATTTACACCAAATGTGACTCCTATGTCTACAGTTTGAGCAGTAGCTCTTTCTGCAATGTTAGCAGTTGTGGTGCTATTCGCAACAGTTAGAGTACCAACTCTGAAATTAGTGCCGCGTTTTAATATATAATCAACCAACATACCGCTGGTTGCAGAAGCCGAATAAGTTAAGCCGCCTCCGACGGCAACATTAGTCGCTGCATTATTCAAAGTTAATGTTTGTGTTGGCTGGGCTGCTAAGGCAGCATTCGCACCAACAAATGATATCGATGCTGCTGAAATTGATCCAGTAACAGTCAAGTTGCCAGTTACAGTTTCACCAGTAGTGGTCCAAAGATGGCGCTGGGCATTTGAAATTACTAATGCTAATTGATTTGGATTTGGTCTATAAAAACCTGTAGTCTTTTCATTACTAAATGAAATACCTGGTGCGCTTAGGGTGCCATCAAGTGCCAATTGGCCAACGCCCTTCCATTCTAACGTAGCTTCTGAATAAACTTCAAGCCCTTTAGTGTCAGTATTAAAGCGTAAATAACCATTCTGGCCAGCAGTATTCCGTTGAGCTGTAGTTCCTGCTGGCAATTTCAATGATCCAGTGGAGTTTGATGACCAAGTATGGTCTCCATTATTTTTAGACAGAATTACTGACCCTTCCGTTGCGGCGAGGCCAGTAATATCCGTTATACTAATTTGATTTGGATTAATTCCCATAATTCAAGGTCCCTGATTTCAATAATATTTATTAGAACCAGGGACCTTTAAATTAAAGTTATTAAGCTACAGGATTGATATATTCTACGAATACTGTACCAGCACCAGTGCCGGTTGCGCCGGAAATGTTAATTTCCATATCACCAGCACCTGAGGTATCACCGTAAAAATCTACAATGTAAGTACCAACAGTTTCAAGATCAACGTCAGCGTCGACTACATAATTGTCACTATTTTGTGTCACTGAGAATACTGGTGTACCACCAAATACGGTAGTAACCTTAACAACCAAGCGAGTAACTGTTGCACCAGATACCATACCAGAAACCAATGTTACTGGTGATGAACTATTGTATGCAAATGCAGCCTTTGCAGTAATTGTCGATCCAGCGGAAATTGTAGCAACTTGAGTGTCAACATATGCCTTGGTGGCGGCGTCTTGGGCCGAGGTAGGATCTGTAACATTGATAATCTTATGACTATCTGCATCAAGATCGGCAGCGAGAGATGGTGTGTTATCATCAGAAACCGCAGTAAGGTAAGTTGATGCGTCAATCCCCCAAGTACCAGAAGTCTTTCTCAACAAACCATCAGCACTCAAGGCGGCAATTGCTGTAAGATCACCATCAAGTGGTTGATATGTCGAGGCCGCATCACCAGTGGTCAAATATGTATTCGTATCAAGTGACCAAGTATCTGCAGCAGTTTTAATAAGGATACCACTTGTTCCCACCAATCCAGCAATTGCAGTAAGATCTGCATCAAGTGGTTGCGCATCCGCAATACCATAACCAGATAATGTGGTTGGTGTCCCTGAAGTGATTGCTGACCAATCAATAGCAATTGCGGTTGTAGACGCACCGGTTAGTCGACCCTTCGCATCAACTGTGAAAGTAGCAACAGAACTTGCAGATCCATATGAACCAGCATTAACAGAAGTGTCGATCAACGAAAGTGAATAAGATGGATTCGATCCAACACTAATGTCAGAACTGCCAGTGAGCGAAACAGTACCAGTTGACGAATACTGAGTCCAAGTCATATCATTCGTACCAACCGTAATTGGATTGTCCGTAGTAATTACCCATCCAGTATCAGCATATGTGGCACCTTCTTCAACGAATACGAAAGTACCAGCGACGCCAGTTGCGCCGGTGGCCAAATCGTCCGCACGAATCATATCATCTGTAGCTTGGACTACGTAGATACCGTTTTGAGAAGGAACATTTTGAGATTTAACCAACACGCGATCACCAGTAGCAACCGTAACGCCATCAATAGTTGATCCATCTTGTATAACATTGAATGCAATTGCAGTGGTAGTAGCAACTCGTACTGATTGTTTGAAACTCAAACCAGCAGCAATACCATCAACATATCCCTTGTTGGCAGCGTCGGTAGCATTATTTGGTGTTGGCACAGTAACAGCACCGGTGAATGTTGGGTTGTCCTTCGGAGCATAAGTTGAAGCAGCAGCATCTTGACTCAAATATGTCGAGGCTGCATCACCAGTGGTCAAATATGTATTCGTATCAAGTGACCAAGTGTTAGCTGCGGTCTTTGTCAAAATACCACTTGTACCAGCCAATGCAGCAATAGCATCAAGATCAGCATCGTAAGCTTGTACTGTCGAATTAATATCAGTTGTTTGGAGGTAGCCTGACAAATCTGCAGATTTCAAATAACCCAATGCATCGACGTCAGTATCAAGTGAGCCGCCGTCAGTGATACCATATGTAGTTAATTCAGCAGTTGTAGTATAGGCTGCCAAAGCAGTAGTCAATGCTGATTCGACAATAAACGGATCACCAAGACCGGTCAAATAGCCTGACAAACCAGAAGTTGTAGTATAGTCTGCCAAAGTAGTTGTAAGTTCTGATGAATCAATGTAGTTGAGAGAATCAATATCGCTTTGCTTCAAATAGCCTGCGGATGCCGCAGTTGCATCTGTCAAAAAGCCTTGTGTAGTAACATATGTTTCTGTAGCAAGCGCTGCGGTATAACCGTGAGCTTGCCGCCGGATTGGGCAAGTACGATACCGCCTTTGCCAAGTTTAACGCTTGAGCCGATACCGACCAAGCTAAAGTTATTAATTGCTGCCATTTATATAATCTCCTTACTGGATATACGACAAAGTTATCTTAAACGAGCCGGAGGTCGAACTTCCGGCATTAATATTTAGGACTACTTTAGTTTCAGTATCATATACATATGATGGCTGTACACTGAAAACTTGTCCTGCGCTGGCAGCTAGATCCGTTTCATCAGCCGTCAACAATACATCACTATTTACTGAATCACCCACGATCAGCGTAGCAGATGAGTCATCGAAAGGTGTTACTACTTCAACAGTAACATCTGCAATCATCACCCCAGCCGGTGCTGTAAAAATAGTAACCGGAGTTACTGATTGGTAAGTATAAGTCAATGGACCAACAATACCATCGTTGTCAGTACCAGTATCTGACCAAGCTAAAACGCCACCAACAACCTTCAACACCTGACCCTCTGTGCCAAGACTCGTTGGCAATGTATAGGCCGAGTTTTGAACGTTGCTTGATACCACTTCGTTTGTGATTTTCATCGAACCTTTAATGATAAGTTGGTTAGCCATTATATAATCCTTAACTCATTTGTCTCAATGTGACGATTAAATCTTGCGGGGCTGTGGAAGCTAGATTAGTACCAACAATATCCACATTACCACCATTAAGTGTAGCAGTAAAATCTATACTTGGTGTGTCAAGCTCAGTACCCATATCTGTTATTGATGTTGCTGTGCCGTTATTTAATACGAAAAGGGTGCCCATTTTCCATCCATCATCCGATTTAAAAATATAATCAATGTATGTTGATGTAAAAATATCCAAATATGAAAATGTAAATGAATATTCTGTTGCTGGGGTCACTTCAACAGCAGTAACAGTAAATGATGGGACTATGTTATAGTCACCAAATAAAATTGACTTGCCAGCGTCCAAATTAAATTGGATATTATCGCCAGTTGCTGCGTCAATTGAGTGTCCATTTAGATCTAAGTCGCCACCTAATTGTGGGGTCAGGTCTTCACTAACAGTGCCAATTTTTGTCAATACTTGAGTATCAACATAATTTTTAGTCGCAGCATCTTGAGCATTTGACGGATCAGCAACCGAAGCAATAACTTTACCAGCGGCGTTTAATGCAACTCCACCATAGTAGAATACTAAATTCCCACTTGAATCATATAATGCACTAACGTAACCCCAAGAAGCGTCATTGCCAGTTGATCCAACAAGTAACTGGTTATCTAATCCGCCAGAAACTGCCAATTGTGTACCTGTTCCGCCAGTCGCTGTAATGGTAGTTTCGTCCGCCTCAACGGCAGCCGAATTGTCAATGAATACTAAATTACCAACACTATCAACAGACAGTATTTGATTTTCCAACCCAGCCGATGAAGGAAATTCATAATTACCAATTTCCAAACCTGGCGCTTTAATCGGACTTTTTACAATAAATTTATTTGCCATTGCTTATTACCTTACCTTATACGCTCATTTTTCTTGTAGTAAATTTGACGTATGAATTAACTGGTGAACTGATAGTAATTTCAACATCCGTACCATTCATTGCCGCAGTAAATGTTACATCAGGCGCGCCTAATTCTGTACCCGTATCAGATATTGATGTCGCCGTACCGTCATTCAATACCAACAATGTACCAATTCTAATGTTCGATGAAAGAGTTACAGTTGACCATACTATATTATCAACACCAATATCAACAGACCCTGACGGTGATGTAATCATCCAATTAGTTCCTGCATTCAATGTTCCAATATTAACAGTGACCGCCATACCATTTGTTAATTCACCAGCATCATTGGCATCGTCTGATCTGGTCCAAGAACCGGAAGTTGAAACTACATAGATACCATTTTCAGTAGTATCCGTCTGATCCTTAACCAACACTCTCATACCGTCAGTTAAAGTAATATCATCCAACGTGGTAGTAGTATTGTCAAGTGTTATATCGCTTCCTGTTGTGGATACATCAACAGGGTCTTTGTATATTATAGCCTGTGAATAATAGTAATCAATTGCCATATATTTGTATGATGTGTCATACGACAACATTACATATGGTAACTCCGCTAATGATTTTGTAAATTCAACAGCTTGACCAATAATAACAGCCGACAATTCAATCTCACCAGATCCATATGGTTCAAGAACGATATTTTCATCCGGGTTTGATATGATATTATTACCATTCGTATTTAAATCAGCACCCAAAATTGGGTTAGGATCACTTATTAAAGCAAAACTTGATGCAGAAGTTGTCGACCATCCAAGACCATCCCAATAAAGAGTATCACCAGTGGATGGTGATGTAGCAGTAACATCTGTTAAATCTGACAATGCCAAACTAGCATTAATAGTAAGAGTGCCACTAGTACCAACAGTTGTAACACCAACACCACCGACAATTGATATTGTTGATTGGTATGTATCAATGGCCACTGAACCAGTATTACCGTTAATCGTACCAACAGTATTGATTATGGAATTAACCCATTCACTTCCTGAATATCGAAGGAAGTTATCCGCAGCTACCGAGGTTAAATTAACATCAGACAGACCAGCTAAACTATTAGCATTGACGGTACTTGGCGCCCATTGGGTTCCGTCCCAAGCTAAAACTGCACCAGTTGATGGAGTGGACAGCACTTCAACATCTGACAAATCATTGATGGCCATATTTTGACCAACATACAAAATACTATTTGTATTATCAATTTCAGTATAAATTCCAGAACCAGATACACCCAAAATACTAATTGATGATGATGGCGTACTTGGTACTAATGGACCGTCACCTGAATCGGCGGCTATAGAAGCAAATATATTTTGATCTATCGCAGATGGTGCAACAGAAACCCAATTACTCGAACCACTGTCATAAACTAAAATAAATCCATCAGCAATTGATGACACATTAACGTCAGTTAAATTATTCAATGCGCCAGTTACATTTCCGGATACCCAAGTGGAAAGTGAGTCACTGTAAACCAACACATTACCATCAATTGCTGACCCAACATCGACATTAGACAGGTCACCAAGAGCCTTTTCAACCGAAATGGTCAAAGTAGAACCAGAAGCGGAAGTGGATACGCCATTAATTCCCGTAATAGCAATACTTTGTGCGTTTGATGCAGCAGTAATAGTATTAGTATCATCAGCAACAATTTCAGTTATAGACAATAAAGCATAATCCGGAATAGTATATTGTGACCATTCCATTCCAGTCCAAGCCAGTACATCGTTGACGCTTGGTGCTCCGTTTAATACAACGTTTGTCAACGATTCTAATGTATTATATTCATTAGTAATAGTAATTTGATCCAGTGTGGCGACAGTTGAAATACCAGGGCCGCCGAGAACCTTGAATACGCCTGAAACTGATGTTGCTGTATTAGTATCATCATCACTAATAGTTACTTCGGTTAAAAATGCAGGAGCACCACTAACCCACTGTGAAGATCCAGCATTCCAAGTTAATATATCACCATCGTTAGTTGTCGTAGTATCAACATCAGCTAAATCATCAAGGCTTAACGTGCCAATAACAAGGTCTGCTGGTTCCCAAATAGTACCATTATATTGAAGGTATTTTCCAGTACCAATATTTGTTAAATCAACGTCAGTTAAATCACCCAACGATGCAACACCAGTTGAATTTTCCCATTGACTAGTGACGTCATTATAAACAAGCGTTTGCCCATTAGTTGGTGTTGAAATAGTGACATCAGTTAAACCATCTAAGGTCGCTGTGCCGCCAATAATTGCAGCATCAACATATGCTTTTGTAGCAGCGTCACTACCAACAGTTGGTGACGCTAGATTTATTATTTTAGCATTTGCTACACTAACTGATCCAGTTCCATTTGGACGTAATACAATATTACCATTAACAACGCTTGTGTTAATTTCATATGCGCCAATGTTTAAATTTCCACCTAATGCTGGATTAAGATCATTCGATACCGTTTGAAGTACAGATTTACTTGAGGCTGAGGTTATTCTACCATATGAATCAACTGTAATTTGGGCCGCAGTACCAGTTGCTGCGCCGTATGATCCAGCAGTAACACCAGAGGTTGCAAGACTAATTTTAACACTGCCAGTCACTACTGAAGTAGTGATGCCATTTATACCGTTAAGAGTTAGTGCTGCTGATGATGACCCAGAAGTTGCTGTACCTGAGTCAGTCACAACAGATCCGTATGTGCTTGGCAATGTGCCATTTGATGCTAATGTAATTCTACCCTTAGCATCTACAGTAATGGAAGCATTTGTGTAGGATCCTGGAGTTAGGCCACTCACGTTGCCTAAAGCAAAGGTCATTGTTGTTCCAGAAATTGATGTTACAACATCAGTACCACTAAAAGTGAAAATTCCACTATCAGTGGTAGCGGTAGCAGTTCCAGTATTACCATTAAAGGTATTAAATTTGTTATAATTTATTGCTGCACCTGCGGTTACCGCAGTAATACGACCATAAGCATCGACAATCAAGTCTGTCGGTCGAGCATAAGTGCCAGCAACACCAGATATTGAGGCTAAGTCAACATTTAATGTTCCGTTAGCAATAAGAGGTGAATTTGCAATAGTTAACGTTGAATTTGGTGATGCTAGGCCAACACTAGTTAAACCACCGCCGCCGCCAGCACTACCTGGGTCAGTATTGGTTATAGTAAGCTCATTACCAGTTTGGGTAATACTAATACCACTACCAGCTTTTAAGGTATTAAATTGTAATGTTTGTCCAGATTTGCCAGCATAGACACCAAGACCAGTGCCTAAATTAGCACCGTCATTAGCTTCACCAGTACCGCCAGCTTGAACTGTTGCTGGTGCCCAAGAAGTACCATTCCAAGTTAAAACTTGATCTATTGTTGGCGTTCCAGTAACATCATCAAGATCTGTTATTCCTAATGATACTGCACCCGTTTGTGTATTGACACTTGTAACAGGAGCATCTGCAACTGCAATTGTTATGTCATTTAAATTTTCAGTAACGGTAACATTAGAGCTACCAGAACTAATCCTTCTGAATTGAAGAACCGTTCCAGATTTCGCTGAAAATACTGCGGCTCCAGAGCCGATTAAACTCTCACCATTAGTGACATCACCAGTTCCAGAAGCAGTCGGAGTTTGCCACTGAACATAATCAGCTTCAGCAGAATTTGGATTATCTACTATTGTTAATACTTGACCTGGTGAGCCAATAGGCAACTCATCAACGATATTACCTACGCCAACCAACAAACTTCCGCTTGATAACGGTAAGCCAGTAATGCCTCTGCCCAATACTACCATATTGATTTTACCCTAAAGAAATATATTTCATTGATATTTATTTTTTCTTTTAGATAAGTCAGGCTGCTTTGAAAACTTTGTCACCAGTAAATTTTATCAAAATAAATAGCTTGATTATTCAAAAAGGAAATATAATTAATGCCATTATTGCCTGGTTTAGTTGGTTCCACCGCTTCAGCACAAGTCGGATCAGGCGGTGATCCATATTGGAACAGTGTAATCTTATTGGCTAATTTTGATAGTGGATCAGTATTGAATGCAGATATCGATGCTTCAGGAAATACTGCATCAGTCGCCCGATCAAATTCGGCAATTACAGTTCAAAATACGTCACCAGCAGATACTCCATATTCATATTATTTGAACAAAACCTCTGGCAATTATTATTATAGAATATTTCCATCAGATCAATCAGTATGGTCATTTTCTGGGCCATTTACCTTTGAGTTTTGGATCAATGCTGTTTCTATAAGCAATAATGGTTATATGATCAGTAACCGATCAGATAACACATCAAATTTTGGTTATGAACTACAATGCAATTCATCTGGAATTCTTACGTTCAATTTAGGGTTTGGTACTGGTGGTAGTTCACTTAACACTGGAATTAATAAAAGCAGCTTAACTGGTACTTGGGCCCACGTCGCACTCACGCGAGATGGCAGTGACGTAGTTCGATCTTACTTAAATGGGTCGGTAGTTAATAGTGCTACCATATCTGGTACTACGTATCAATCAACTCAACCGATGTGGATTTATGCATCAGGTCGTGGTTTAACCGGTTGGTATGGAGCATTAGATGAAATTAGAGTTACTAAAAGTGTCGCTAGATATACTGGATCAAGCTTCACAGTACCTTCTGCACCATTCCCAACTTCATAAGCCTGTTAGGCTAAAGTAGTATCACCAATCAAATCCCATTCATTAGTGCCAACTTTGGTTAAAGTAACCGCACCAAATTGCTTTCTTATAGCTAATGACTCTGGATAGTTAACTGTAACACCGCTTCCTGGCGATATAGATACTTGACCGGCGCCTACTTGAATTACTGAAATCTGATAACCTACCGGGAAAGCTACCGTTGCATTAGGCGGAATAGTTACTGTTTGCGGTGATGCATTTGATGCTCGAATATAAACATCAGATATGACCAAATCATATGTTGTAGCTGTGACTGTAGTTATTGGCGTAACATATGGCGTAAACTGTGCTGTACTAATAGCATCAGTAATACCATAACCTGCCAATGTGGTCGGGTTCGTACCAGCAGTCACTCGGCCTTTGACATCAACTGTTACTGACTTATATGTTCCAGCTGATACTCCACTATTAGCCAATGTAGTAGTAATTGAAGTGGTGCCCGT